AATCTGTGCACACTTATCTGACCCTAATTGATAACAATTATTACCTGATGGCATATTTGCAGGGCCTTGGCCTCCCCAGTCCGAATCCATATCGCCTTCATATCTAGGAATAACATAGCCTTCGCTACCATCAAGAATGTTTCCTGAGTCTTCGTTTGTTACTGTAACTGTGGTGGTATCTGTGGTTGTAGTGGTAGTTACCGTATGACCGTCAGCTTCATACTCTATAGATTCTGTTTCTGTTATTACAATTGTTTCTTCTACGCCAGGTGTACAAACACCAGAAGCAGTTACTGGACATTCAGCTCTAAGGGAAGAAGGCCACGATGCCAGAGTGCATAACCATAGCAGCAATAATAAATTTTGCCAGTTTTGACCCATCGCTTTCGACTCCTTGCTTTACTTTTATTTGATTTATTTCATCATTCCATTTTGCATAGATCACACTGCCCTCTGGAATCATATCCATGTTTTCTTTCCAACCAGTTTCAGCATCCTCACCAATAGAACCCATGTACGGACAAGGAGTGCCTGCCATAGTCATGCTGTCCCAAACACGAGGGTCTTGACACAATATTGACACAGATGCCACTTTCATGCCTGAAGCGTACAATGATCTTGCTAATTTTATTCTTTCACAGTTTTCATCAGTGACAGTAATACCCGAGCTAATACCTAGAATCTGTGTTTGCACAGCACCTGCTACCGCTGTCTTACAAACATCGGAATTGTTTACAACAACACTTGGTGAATTTGCAGTAGGTGGTGTGTTATTTGTTACTACTGTTGATGACACAGTGTTTGTTTCAGCAGTTGCAGATTTAATTATAGCAAACAAAATAATAAAAATAAGTAAAGACATTAAAAGATAATTTCTTAACATTTCCAACGTCTCCTTGCTTGTCTTAATCTTGAGTTAGGATCTTTAGCTGCTTTAGGAAATTTTTTCATTTGACCTGCACTTCTAGCACAGAAAGACTTTCTTCGCTTTGCGGCTTTTGATCCTGGTTTAACTTTTCCTGTTACAGCTGTTTTAAGTTTTGAACCTGGATTATCACGACGGTATTTAGCGACACCCGCTTTAGTCATTCCCGCCCCTTTTTTTGTGGGGCGGAAATACTTCTTCGTACGAGGTGGCTGTTTATCTCGTTTTCTAGCCATCTTACTCAGAATAAATTTTTTGGAACTCTGCGATAACAGTATACGTATTGCCTGAATCTGCTGCAGCAGGTACTACTAAATTAATATCATTCTCATTTGAATTAGAGCTTGTTTCTGGCGGTATGCCATTAAACTCTCTAAAATCAAAATGACCTGAATCAATCAAAGTTATAATAGGTACGTCTCCATCGCTATCTTCATAATCAAGACGAGCAAAAGAATCGCCACCATCACCGTTTGCACAAGACCACCATAATTGCTGTATGGATATTCTTGAAACGGATTGACCTAACTTGTTTGCAGCTAACGCCGATACGTCACCGAAAACGGTTGTGCTACCTGATCCATCAGATTGCACTACTATTTTCACATAAGCTTTGTTGTCGGTTTGTGTAAGGATTGTTGGTCCTGTAACTGTATCAGCCATCGTCTACTCCTATCTTTCAATTATAGCGCTTACGTAATCTACAGTTAATGATTTAGCTGCTGCCGCTCCCGCTTGTACAGCGATAGTTACAGTCAACTCCTCATCATCTGGTAAATTTGTATTTGCTACGCCAACTGGTGCTGCGTTATTGATTGAGTAATAAACTTTAGCTCTATCTGGATCAATAAAGAAAGTTGCAGTAATAAATGTATCATCTGCTACAGTTCCTACAGCTGCAGTTGCAGTTTCAGTAGAATCTTTTTCTACAACAAAGTCTAAGTTAGTGTCGCCATCATCTTTTTTAAAGAACACCCCATCAGTTACTCCATCAATCGCAGTTGTGTCTGTGATTGCTAAGCCTAATAGCATGTCAGATTCTGTTGCATCACTTAATTTAAATCTTGCAGAGAAGTAAGCTTTCTTACTTGTGCTTAATTTAAAAGCTTCGCCTTTAAGTTGTAACTCTTCTGAATCATTATCAGCATCGTTAGTTGTGATTAATAAAGCTCCTCCAGCCGAGCTGGTAGCTTGTATAACTTCACCTGAGTCTCCGCCACCGTCTGTTGATGTAATCGTCCAGTCAGTTGCAGTATACGTCATGAAGTCATTGAAATATCCATAGAATGTTTGATCTGATGGATATGGCATGAACAATGGTTGATTTTTTTTCTGCTCTGTAACGTCAGTGTTACCAGCCCATAAAATCATGTCCTGAAAATGTGGGTTAGCCATATTGCCTCCTTGGTTGTATAGCCCTCGTCATGCAGTCTCTATACACGTCTGCCTAGCCAGTGTGCACGACTAATTAATCTAGGATACTTGAAAGTAGTATAAATAAAAAAAGGCGCTCTTACAAGCGCCCTTTTTCCTTGGAAAGATCAAGAAGTTGTTTTTATGAACCTTGAGATCCGTATACACAACGTGGATCTGAGAAACCAAAGCTGTATCTTTCACGTGCTTTATATCTCATGTTTCCAGTGTCAAAGTCACCTTCCATACCAGTGGTTAGAGGTGCTCTTACAAAGTGTTTGAATCCATTAGTAGCATCAGTTTTTACAAAGTATGCATCAGTATCAGATAGATAGTGGTTAATTGTATAACCATCTGGTAGCATACCCATGTTTCTGAGTGCGTTGATATCATTGTCAGATGTACCGACTCTGAGGGTAGAATTTAATATTCTATCAGCTACAAATTGAATGTTTACTGGGATAATTAATTTTCTTCCCTGCATTGCAATTTTTAGTCCTCTTTCATCGATAAAGCCTGCAATATCAATCATCGCTTGCTCTAATGAGGTTTCGTTCAAGTCAGCATCTGTGGAGTTTCTGTTTGAGAAAGTTCCACCTAAAGCAGTTGGGTGTGCTGTGTTTACTAATGAAACACCATCACCACCAGCAGTTGAGAACGCATTGTTTAATATGTTCGCTGCTTTTGTTTGCTTTGTGTACGCCATTGAACGTGCCAATGATCTAGTGTAACGAGCAGATAAAGTGTCGTATAAATTGTCTTCGACTGCTTCCTCAGTTAAACTGAATGCTAATGCAACAGTTTCATGAGAATATCTAGCTGTAAAAGATTCTTGTGCAGTATCAAACTGTACAGCTGAACCTTCTTGTTTTACAGCAGCTTCGCCGAAGCCAACTAACATTACTTCTTCTTCAAAAGCTCTGTCACTTGACTCTTGGTCAAATATTTCTGCATGCTCGTTCTCATAACGAGAATACTCCATTCCGAACAAGGCGTTAAGACCTGGTTCTAGTTCTTTCGCCAGTTGGGCTCTATTAATAGCCATATTACTCTCCTATACGCCTTATTACGAGCTACCAACCGTACCAGTATGTGAACCTAGTTCGTGGTTGTTAATCTTTACAACAAAGATTGAGTTGTTCGCTGTCGCGTCATTACTCGGTATGTCATAAAAATCAATCAACTTCACTTGTAGTGTCGCTGTGGTATTTTTGGAACTCGAATCAATTTCAACACCTGATATACCCGTAGTGGTGCTACCAGATCCGAAAACTAGATTACAGTTTTCATTTAAATTTGCAGCTACTAGATTGTTTGAATCTGAATCCTGCTGACAGATAAATAACTGATCAGGATCATCCGCTACAAA